GCCGCAGGAACCGTGTAAATCGTTGTCTCTGTTGCAGCACTTGGGGTTACGTGCTCTCTAAAATATTTTACAGCCATCAGGGCGTCTCCGCAGAAAGCATCGAAACAGTCAATATCACCGAAGCGATTGCCGGTCTTGTTGGGCTAGTGTTGGCCGCTGCTGATTCAAGATAAACCAGTAAACTATCTGACCACCATGCCATCTCAAGATAGCTATTAGCAGGGTCTGTCACCGTAAAGATACCAGATATATCCGCCACAACGTGACCCCATGTAGTGGCGTTTTTACGTACTGGGACATCATAACGAGTGTTACTAAATGGATAGTTTACGCCACTGTCCTTAGCCCATAGTTCGATTTCGTGGACAGTATTATCCTCGTTAACTCCCTGACAACGCAAAGACACAAAATATTGGCCAGTGTGGTCGAAAACGAGCTTAGAGGCCCGTGATCCGTTGACCGTGGTGCTTGCTGTGAGCTGCGACGTATCCACAACATAGAGCCCTACGCCACCTGTCGTGCCACTGGTTTGGGAGACAATTCGAGTGCCCGCCGTGACCCCCGTGCCTGTAAGCGTCATGCCAGAAAGCAATGTGCCTGAGGCGACTGCGGTGACGTCCATTACGGTTCCCGCTGAGCCTGCCCCGTCGTCTATCTCAGCAGTAAATTCCGCTTCATGCGACTCAACTCGAATGCCCCTCTCAAAGATAGGCGTATCGTAGGTGATTATATTCTCTAGCGTTGTGCCTAAACTGGTAAGGTCACTCTGGTTCATTAGCATGGCATGAGGCAACTGCACCCCATAATCTAGCTGAAACCCACGAACACCCGGCGCGTTTCCCTTCATCCACAGCATCGAGGCAGCGACGTTTTGATCAGGTATAGCCGTGTAGCTAGAGTTTAGCTGAAAGACAATCTGCTCTAACGACCGGATAAGCTGATTAAACTGCTCGGGGCTATACTGACCCGCCGCGGTATCAGGTAGTCGGACGTTTTGTATCTTGCTCATCGCAGACCATCCGGCTTGATGTCAACGCGCATCGTGCCGTAGCGCCAGTTGGTGTTGACCTCGTTGCTTGTGATCTTCAGCGCTATCTGTCGCCCACGGGCCCTTGTGTCAACCTTTTGCGTTGTCGGCGTGATGACATACGGGTCCAATGAGCTCGGGCTTGCTGTGGCCTGCGGATACGGGCGCAGGAATAGGTTAACGGTCAGGTTGCCCTGCTGATCTTTAAAGTCAGGGATGAACCTACTCATCAGGAGCATGTTGTCCCCGTCTCCGATGTCAAAGTAGCCTGAGTCGATAAAGGCCGTAATTGCGCTGCCATCTGCCTGATTGACCCCATCTTCGTGGTTATAAACCAGTGTCCGACCTGCAGTCAGGCCGTAAATGGTGTTTATGGTGCTCTGCGTGCTCTCAGGGAGGTATTGTGTGCCAACTGGGTTCTCAAAAGAGCTTACGTCCTGCCAAGACGTGCGAGCTAGTGACCCCTCTGACCAGACGTTTTCAATGTAGTTGAATGTCACGCAGCGATCAATATAATCAGAGGTATAGCTGCAGTAGAACCACGTCACCTCGTTGAAGTCGGAGTTAAGTGCCGCATAGACCTTATCTTCTTGCACCAGATTGATGTCGTCAAAGACATAATCCTGAAGGGTGCAGGGAAGTTTCTTCACAGTACCGTCAAAGACGTAGAATGCCTCGTGGCCCATCCAAAAGGCCAAGCCGTTTACCTCTATTGCTGCATGTGGTCCCAACGCCCCGCAGTTAGTGCCAAGTTGCTGAAATCCGAAAGTATACGGAGGACCGATGTATTGCATACCATGCAAGGAAGTGTCCGTTAAAACCAGTATCTGGCCACGAGATCGAACCGCTGTCTGAATCCTGTTACCGTCAGAAAGGCGTTGGCCGCCCGCGGTGTTAGTGGCTGACTCGACAAAGGTGTTAATGTCTTCTTGGTTAGAGAATCGAACAAATAAGGGGTCCTGCGTGTCAGGGTCCCCTATGGTGGTCTCGGTGCCAAAGCAGATAAGATGCCTGTCTGGGCTTGAAACAAGCATATAGCTACTAGCAGTTGGAGCCCCTGCTACTAATGTGGCGCGTTGATCCACGCCGCTATCTGGGTTCCATTCATAAAGTCGTCCATCGACAAGCTGCATAAGCAGGATTTGGCCGAAGTTATCGAATCTCCAAGATCGAGAGGCCAACGTCTCAACTTCAGAGGATGTTCGTGGAGTGCCCCACGTGCTAGAGCCCCAAGTTCCTGTACCAAAGCCATAGTCAAAATAACTGACATCAGAACCGACATTTATTTGATAAGCGCCTATCACGGAGGCACCCCCATTACCACTGTCTGAGCCGTCTGCATTGACTGGGGAGGTGATGGTATAAGTGCTAGAGTTAACGACCTCAGTGATTTCCCACTCTGAATTAAGAATCTCGGCGGTGATTTGGCCCCCAAGACTTACTGCGCCGCTGAAGGTAACAAAGTCACCTTGGATAGCTCCGTGGTCCGTATCGGTAACAGTAATGATCGCGGAGCCTGAGGAGGCTGAAAAGGTGACATCTCCTGCGGAAGTGGTGCTTCGAATGGGGGTTATATCAAACCAAGCGCCCCCCAGACTGACATAGACTTTACGGTCAGTGCCTGTGGCAAGATAAGGAGTGCCGGCAAGGTTGTTCCAAGAAAAGGTGTCGCTTGCAAACCCAACTAAGTAATCAGCGGTTCCGTTAAAATAGGTCCAACCGCCTATTTTTTCAGGTAGCCCATAACGAAAACGGATGTTATCACCATCCGTCCAACCGCCTTCAGCGCCGTATTCGGTGTTCTGCTTGTCAATACCGGGCTTTAGCGCCAGTCTTAGATATGCCATACGCGGTTACCAATCCCATCACAGGTATTCGCCAGTCTCGATCATGGATGCGAGCTCGTGGCTACGGCCCTTTACGTCCCGACTCCATTTTGAGTCGAGAAACTCTTTTGCTGCAGTGGTATAGTCGGCTGCTTCCATAGCCGCTAGCGCGTTTTTAAAGCCGCGAAGGCGCGTGGCCCCAAGATTAAAGCTAATGTCTATCATAGCATCTTTTCTAACGTCATCAAGTGAGTTAAACCACGGATATTCCGAGGAAAGTTCTTTCATAACACGTAAGATGTCGTTTTCTAACAGGTAATTCACTTCATCGTCGGACAGGCCAATACCTCCGTTGGGGTCCACATTTCGCCCAACGCCTAAAGTCCAGTAACCCGCGCTACACTTGTAGGCCACGTGGCGTCCGTTGGTCTTCACTTCGCCTTCATGGCGCTTAAGCATTTCAAGTAGTCTTTCGGTCATAGCTGCTTTAGCACCAAGAGCATTTTGGCTAGCGTGTACAGGTTATTCAGCGCTTTTTGTTACGCCGTCTTCGGCGTTTTCCTCTTCTACAATCGCATCAATGGTGTCGCATACATCGGGGACAATGACACCCGTAGTAAGACTCAACGCACTGCGGCCTACCGCTCGTACACCTTTGTACATGCCAGAGCAGTAAACTTCTTTGTTTTCAATAACCTGCTCAACGGTAGTGCAGGACGTTATAAGTAAAGCAATGCTAAATATCAGTGTCAGTCTTACCATTTTTCTGGTCCTCTAAGAATTTATCGAGTCGGGCTTTGTACCCGTCCATAAAGTGGTCTGCAATTCGGTCTTTTACGCCTCGGTCTTTCTTTCGGAGGTATTTAGATGGGTTGATGTAATCCACGCCACCGTTTGAGAAATATAACATATCCTGCGACTTACTAGGCCCGTAACACAAACGGGGCACTCTAGCCACAGAATCACTACCGTTAACGACGGAAATCTGGTTATCGAGCGTAAAAGGTTTCTTGAAACCCTTAAAAAACGTATTGGGCTTGCCAAAAGTAATCAGGCTCAGATTGTCGTGTTTGCCGTTTAACTTGGCTGCGGAGAGTTCTGCTAGTGCCCCACCCAGACTATGCCCGCAAATTAGGGTGCGCTTATTATAGTCTATATGCTCTTCAATCTCGTCCCACACCGATGCGTGCGCAGCCACAAATCCGCCATGGCAAAGCCGCCCGACGTACGGTACAGGCACAGGGAATAAGTTAAAAGCCCAGTCACCTACCTGCTGCGTGCCACGGAACACTATAATGTCTATGGTCTTGCGCTTAACTACGTAGGCTGTAGTAGAAGTCAGGGCAGACTCGATCTTGATCGCATCTTTGTTCTTGTCGTTGTATGCCTTCATTGACCACGAGCAGGCCATGTTAAGCAGTACGGGGTCGAGTTTCATTTGTCAGCCTTGCTTTCTAGTCGTTTGAATATCGCACCAAGCATTTCTTTGACTTCACGTATGTCTTCACGGTAATCGTCTTTAGACACATACTGCATGGGTATATCGCGCATCTCCGCGTCTATCCGATCTAGCAAAACAAATACACGGTTGACCATCCACCCGCCAATAAACCCGACTAGCGCAATGCCTACGTTAAAAATTACTTGGT